CCGAGCGCGAGTACAAGACGGTGAGCCAACACCTGCGGGCGAGGCGATTCATGGCAGCGCTGGCCGGGATCGGGGCACCGGTGGGGCTGGCCGGGTGGCGGTTCCCGAAATTGCACCCGGAGTACCCGTGGGCCGAGTTCCTGGAGGGCACCGATTACCACATGCCGCAGGTGTACTGGAACCAGCCGTCAATCTGGATGCCGAGGTTCGGAGCGGAGGCGGAACTGCGGACGAGCGTGACGGACCTGCTGGCGCTGAAGCAGATACCAATCGCGCCGGCGGGAAGGGCATACATCGGCGACGGGCACCCGAACCCGAGGCCGGAGGAGATCACGAAGTTCCTGGAGACGGCGGCGGAACTGGGCTGCCCGGGGGTGAGTTTCTGGGCGCTGGATTTCGTATACGGGCATCCGGGAGGGAAGGAGAGGGGGGAGGCGATTGCGCAATTCAAGTGGGCGGGCCCCCCTGCGGCTTCGCCGCGTCCCCCCGTTTCACAAACCGAAACAGGGGGACAGGCGCGGTATCGAGTGATATGGCTGGCGATGCGGGCGAGGAAGGCGCCGGGGATGGATGCGGCCACGATCCGGTGGTTGAAGCGCGGCGACGTTGTGACAGCATTGCAGGTGCGCGACCTGGGCGCGGTGGGCACATGGGCGGAGATCGAGCCGGGTGAGTGGACGGCGATCTCCTGGAAGGGCAACAAGTACATGGAGCGGGTGTAATGTCTCTGGATAAGCCGGTCTACCAAATGCTGCTGCCCCTGGAAGGCGTGGAAGAGGCCATCCGGGACGATCTGCGTTTGAGCACGGCGGAGGTGCGGGGCAGGTCGGAGACGGCATTGGCAGCGTTGACGGCCTTGCGGGTGCTTGACCCGGAGGCCGAGATCGAGAAGCCGCCCAGGTGGATGGAGTTGTTCGAGCGCCTGCACGACGGCGGATGGCCGTGGCGGGTGGCGGTGTATATCGCCTGGGCAAGCCAGCCGAGGAAATATCGCTGGCCGGAAACACAGGACGAACTGGCTACGAAATGCCTGGGATTGAACAGCGACCGGGCGATCAGCACCTGGCGGAAGCAAAACCCGTCCATTGACGATATGGTGGGAGTGCTGCAAGGGGCATTGATCTTCGAGGCGCTGCCGGACGCCTACGAGGCAATGATCCGAGTGGCCACGGAAGCCGATTACAAGGGCAACCGGGACCGCAAGTTGATGTTCGAGATGGCGGGCGTGTATACGCCGCGCATTTCGGCAGAACTGCACCGGCGCGGGCTGAATGTGGATGACCTGGCCGGGCTGAGCGACGAGGAGTTGGAGGCGATTGCCCTGGCGGCCAGGACGAGGGGTCAGGCCCCCCTGTCGCATCCCCCTGCGGCCCCCCTGTCGCCTGACGGCGACATCCCCCCAATTCCTTCGGAATTAGGGGGAGAGGAAGAGGGTGAGGAAGAATGATTGCGCCAGCGGTGAACAGGATGCGGGTCTCGCCGGATGCGGCGCGGGGGGAACGGGCGCGGAGGGAACAGGCGCGGCGGAAGTTCCTGCCATTCTGTACCTACGTGGATCCGCGTTATGAGACCCCGCCGCACGTGCAGTTGGTGGCGGAGAAATTGCAGCAAGTAGCCGAGTACATCGTCAGCGGGGGGAAGCGGGGAATCCCGCGATTGATGATCGAGTTGCCGCCAAGACACGGGAAATCGGAGCTGGCCAGCCGGAAGTTCCCGGCATGGCTGCTGGGCAAGCAGCCGGATGCGCGGGTGATCCTGACATCCTACGGGGCGGATCTGGCGAGCAAGCACAGCCGGGCGGTGCGGGACCTGATCATGAGCGTGCGTTACCAGGCGCTGTTCGGCGGCCTGTCGTCGAAGGACGAGCCGGTGGAATTGAGCAGCGATTCGAGGTCGGTGGCGGCCTGGGACCTGGCGACCCCCAACCGGGGCGGGATGGTGGCGGCCGGCGTGGGCGGCGGCATTACCGGCCTGGGCGCAGACCTGCTGATCATGGACGACCTGTTCAAGAACCGGGAAGAGGCCGAGAGCAACGCCCGGCGCGAGTTCGTTGACGACTGGTACAAGTCTTCGGCGCACACGCGGCTGGAGCCTTTCGGGGCCATCATCCTGTTCTTCACACGCTGGCACCCGGCCGACCAGGCCGGAAGGCTGATCAGCCGGATGATCACCGAACCGGACGCAGACCAATGGGAGATCGTGTTCCTGCCGGCGCTGGCGATCGGGGATTACCCGGCCAGCGTGGATTTACAGAGGGAGAAGATGCGAGAAGGAATCTTTCTCCCGCTGGCCGACCCGCTGGGACGAAAGCCGGGCCAGGCGTTGTGGCCGGCGAGGTTCGGCGTGGAATGGCTGGAGGCGAAGAAGGCCAATATCAACGTCTATGAGTTCGAGGCGTTGTACCAGCAGATGCCCTACCTGCGAGAGGGCGGGTTCTTCAAGCGGGAGTGGTTCACCATTGTGGACAGCGGGCCGGGCGAGAAAGTGACCGCACGGGTGCGGTATTGGGACAAGGCGGCCACCCAGGGCGGCGGGGCGCGCACGAGCGGCGTGCGGATGAGCAAGGGCACGGATGGTTACTATTACGTGGAGCATGCGGCCTTCGCGCAGTTGTCATCCTACCAGCGGGAAGACATGATGGCGCGGGTGGGGAAGGAGGATTACGAGGAGTGCGGGCCAATCATCATCTGGCACCCACAGGACCCAGGGAGCGCCGGGCTGGACAGCGCCAGGGCGACGAACGTGAAAATGGCGGAGGCAGGCTTACGGGCGCGATTCGAGCCAGTGACGGGCGACAAAGAGACAAGGGCGGGTCCGTTTGCTTCAGCGGCGGAGGGGGGGCGCGTAAGGCTGGTGCGAGGAGCCTGGAACGGTCCGTTCCTGGATGAGTATGCCGCCTTCCCGATGGGCACACTCAAGGACATGGTGGATTCGGGGTCGAGCGCGTTCAGCAAAGTAAGCGCGGCCCGGAAACAAAAAGAAGTCAGTTCGTATGAAGGATAGCCTATGGCGAGCGACTTGAAACTGGCTTTTGAAACCCTGAAGAACAAAGCAAGCGCCTACCAGCCGCTATTCAGCTATTACGATGGCGACCAGCCGCTGGTCTATACGGCAAAAAGGCTGGAGGAAATCTTCAAAGATATGGATGCTTATTTCGCCGAGAATTGGTGCTCGGTGGTAGTGGACAGCACCAAGGACCGGGTGAACCTGCGCAGCATCCAGGTGAAGAATGCGTCAGCCAACACAATTTGGAAGGAGATCTGGGAGCGCTCAGAAATCGGGTTGGAGAGCGACGAGGCGCATGAAGCGGCGATGATCACAGGCGAGGGGTACGTGGTGGCCTGGCCAGACAAAGACGGAAAGATAGAGGCCTATGCCAACGACCCACGGATGGTGCATTTGTTCTACGACGCGCAATACCCGAGGCTCAAACGGTTTGCGGCCAAATGGTGGCTGGATGGGGACGGTTATAGGCGGATAACCCTTTATTATCAGGACCGCTTGGAGTATTACCGCAGCACGGTGAAAAGCGAACAGGTGCACTCTGCCGATCAATTCAAGCCCTGGCGCACGGCCAAAGCCAGAAACCCATACGGCGCGGTGCCGGTATTCCATTACCGGATCGCACAGCGGAAATGCAAGAGCGACTTGAAAAACGTGATCCCGATCCAAAACGGGGTGAACAAACTGCTAACCGACATGATGGTCTCGGCTGAATACGGCGCTTTCAAGCAGCGCTACGTGATCAGCAGCGCAGAAACGCGGGGCAAGCTCAAAAACGCCCCCAACGAGGTGTGGGACCTGCCGGCCGGAGACGGGATTGGGCAACAGACCCAGGTGGGCCAATTCCAGGAAACCGACCTGAAAAATTACCTGGATGCGATCGACAACCTGGCGACGGCGATCAGCAGCATCACACGCACACCCAAGCATTACTTTTTCAGCGTGGGCAGCAACCTGAGCGGCGAGGCGCTGATCGCGATGGAAGCGCCGCTGAATAAAAAGGCGCAGGACCGGATCGATCGCTTTGCGCCGGTATGGAAATCCGTAACACAATTCATGCTCCAGGCGGCCGGGCAAAGCGTGCGCCTGGAGGACGTTGACGTGACCTTCGACCGCCCTGAAACGGTGCAGCCACGCACGACGGCCGAAACGAGGCAGATGAACGTGACAGCCGGGATGCCGCTGACGAGCGTGCTACGCGAGGAAGGCAAGAGCGAGGCCTTCATTGCCCAGGTGGAGAAAGACATCCAGGAGACGGAAAGGAAGAAGGCGGATTTGGCCAGCGCCTACCTAGAGGAGGCGCGGCGGAAGTTCGATGCCCCACCCCATTTGCAAAAACAGCAAATGGAGATGGGAGAAGGTAAACAATAATGCCTAATCATCCTGATCCGCTGGTGGTGCAGGCGCTGCGCGAGCACAAGGCGGCATTGCTGGCCCAGGAGGAGAGCACCATGCGGGCAATGGCCGAGCGCTGGGTGCTGATCGAAAGGAACCTGGAAGCGCAGATGACCGCGGCGGCAGCCGAGATCCAACAGGCGTTGAAGGCCGGCCAGGTACCGAGTGCGGCCTTGGCGCGGCAGTACGAACGTTATTCCAGCCTGATCTACCAGGCACATTCGGAAATGACGCTCTATATCCGATATGCGGATGAGACCATCCGGCAATCGCAAGAGGCCATGATCGGCCAGGGAATCGCGCACGCGACAGAGGCGATCCGCTTGGTCTATTTGCAGGCTGGAACGATCGGCGAGTATTTCGACATCCTGCCGCGGGAGGCCCTGAAGGCGATGATCGGGCTGGTGGGAGACGGCACCCCACTGGAACGTTACCTGCGGCGCATTTACGCAGACGCAACAGACGGCCTGACACAGGCCCTGGTGGACGGCCTGGCGCAAGGACTGAACCCGGTGGAAGTGGCGCGCAAAATGCGGGACGGCTTCGGAATGGGCATGAACCACGCCCTGAATACGGCCAGAACAGAGACCATGCGGGCGTATCGAGCCGGGAGTATGGAGCAATACCGCAATTCGGGCGTGGTGACCGGCTGGAAGCGCCTGGCGGCGCACGATGGACGGACCTGCGCGGGATGCTTGTTCACAGAAGGCGATTTCTACCAAACGAGGGAGGAATTCCAGGAGCACAACCAGGGGAGATGCACGCCGGTGCCGGTGGTGGCCAATGTGGACGAACCGACGTGGTTGCGAGGGCAGGACTGGTTCCTGCAGCAGCCGGAAAACGTACAGGCGAGCATCCTAGGAAACGGGCGCTTCGAGGCCTGGAAGAACGGCGCAAGCCTGGATGAGATGGCGACGAGACGGGATGACCCGGTGTGGGGGGCAAGTTTCGTGCCCACGCCGGTCGAGGATCTGGCAGGGTAGCCCCCATCCCCTGCCCTTCCCCCAAATCGGGAAAGCGCCGATTTAGGGGAAGGGGGCAAACGAGCGGCGAGAAGCCAATTAGAAAAAGGAGAACGAGATGTTCACAAACAATCAATGGTTGGACGCCAACGCCGGCGGGTCCGGCGGAGGAGATGAACAGCAAGGCAAGAAGGACGAGCAAGAGAAAAAGGATGTTCTGACCTTCGAGGCCTGGCTGGAAAAGCAAGACGATACCGTCAAAGCACTGCTGGACGGCCACATCAAGGGTCTCAGGACTGCGCTGGGATCGGAGCGGGAGAGCCGCAAAGACCTGGAAAAACAGCTACGCGACCTAGCCAAGAAGGCCGAGGCGGGCAGCGAATCGCAGTCGAAATTGACCGAGATGGCCGATCAGATCGCAACGGCAGACCGCAAAGCGGATTTCTACGAGGCGGCCCACCGGGCAGGCGTGACCAACCTGAAACTGGCCTTCCTGGTGGCCACACAGGACGAGTTGTTCGACAAACACGGCGCGGTGAACTTCGAGGCAATGAAGAAGAACTACCCGGAACTGTTTGGAGGAACAGCGAACGTGGACGGGAACGCGGGAAGCGGAACCGACCAGGAACCGAAACCGGCCATCAAGATGGACGACATGATCCGCCAAGCGGCGGGCCGCAAGTAAGTGTAAATAAAACCCACATATCAAAAGGAGAATTACCATGCCTTACAACTCTCAAATCACACGCACGGACGCCAGCCCCTTGATCCCGCAGGAGGTATCGAGCGAGATCATCAAGAACGTGTCTGAGACCGGCGCCCTGCTACGCCTGGCGCGGCGGCTGCCCAACATGAGCAGCAACCAGAAGCGGATGCCGGTGCTGAACGCCCTGGCATTGGCCTATTTCGTGAGCGGCGACACCAGCCTGAAACAGACCACCGAACTGGACTGGACGAACAAGTACATCGACGCCGAGGAACTGGCAGTGATCGTACCGATCCCGGAGGCGGTGCTTGACGATGCGCAATACCCGATCTGGGACGAGGTGCGCCCGGAACTGGAAGCCGCCTTCAATGTGGCGGTCACGCAGGCGGTGCTATACGGCACCAACATCCCGGCGACGTGGACGACCAACCTGGGGGCGGCCGGGCTCGTGGCGGGGGCGAATGCGGCCGGACACCAGATCAGCGCGGCGGACTACACCGATCTGTACGAGGCGATCCTGGGCGAGACCGGGGCGGGCGATTCGGGCCTGCTCGGCCTACTCGAAGCGGATGGCTTCATGGCCACCGCCCACCTGGCGCACACCACGATGCGGCGCAAGCTGCGCAATGTGCGCGATTTAGACAGGAACCCAATCTTCCTGCCTTCGATGCAGGTACGTGGGCAATATGACCTGGATGGCGCGCCATGCGAGTTCCCGCTGGACGGGTCGCTGAGCGCCACATACTGGCTGATCTCGGGCCAGTGGAACCAACTGGTCTACAGCATCCGCCAGGACATCACCTGGAAGATCCTTGACCAGGCCGTGATCCAGGATGTGGCCGGGAACATCGTCTACAACCTGGCCCAGCAGGACATGGTAGCCCTGCGGGCAGTGATCCGCCTGGGCTTTGCCCTGCCGAACCCGATCAATCGCATGAACACCAATGCGGCCACCCGGCACCCGTTCGCGGTGTTGACGGAGTAATTTGCGGGCGCAATGCTCTTTGACTTTGCTCAGGGCAAGCATTGCGCCCCTACGAACCTGCGGACCCCCCTGCGGGCTGCACCCGCGACCCCCCCGAATGCTTTGCATTCAGGGGGACAGGGGAACAGGGATTTTGAAAAAAAAAGAGGTGAACCATGAGTGAACAGAAAGGCGCGTACAAGGCCGCTTTGGCGGCCGTGACCGGCGGAGGCGGATGCCTATCGCTGGCCAATCCGGAAGGCGTGGACCTGATCGTCACCCGGCTGGTACTGGACGTGACCACCATGGCCACGGAGGCCTGCACGCTGGACGCAGGCGTCGGGCAGAGCGCGACCACCAATTACGACAATCTGATCGACGGGCTGGACGTAAACGCTGCGGCGGGCGTGTTCGACAATATCACCGACATCGGGACGAACGGCAAGAGCCGCCAGCGCTGGGAAAGCGACGGTTACCTGACGATCAGCGAGAAGACCGGCGCAATCGCCGGGCTGGTGGGCAATGCGTACATCGAGTACGTGAGGGTGTAG